GCACCAGAACTTGAGGAAATTAAAGATAAAATCCAAATTGTTAAAGTAAATGTTGATGAAAACATGGAACTTTGCAAAAAATATGGGGTTATGAGTATGCCAACTTTAATTTATTTTAATGGTGGGGTTCATGATTCTAAAGTGGGATATATGCCAAAAGAAGATATTATCGGAAAAGGCTGTCATGATATTTCACTTCTTACAGAGCTTGCAGCAGTATTTCAGATTGATTTGCAGACGATTTTAAATGGTGAAATCGACCAAAAAGAAAGTGAGACCGGTAATATGAAAAAACTAAAATTTTATGTTTGTCCCGATTGCGGCAACGTTATTACTTCCACATCTGAAGCCAATATATCCTGCTGTGGAAAAAAATTGCCCGCTCTTGAAGCTCGAAAAGCAGAAGATAATGAAAAACTATCCATAGAAGATATGCATGGAGAATGGTATATTTCTTCAAAGCATTCTATGACAAAGGATCACTACATCTCATTTGTTGCCTATGTCAACGACAGCACTGTAATGATTTTCAAACAGTACCCTGAGTGGAATTTGCAGATTAGTTTGCCGTTCTACAGATCCGGACGAATTATCTGGTACTGTACTAAATGTGGATTATTGTATCAGGAAATAAGACGGTCAAAGGATATGAGGGACTATAAATGAAAATCACTAAAATTGAAAAGAACGATAAAGTTTGTGCTATAGTGAATAGTTCCGAAAAGGTCATCACTAATATACAATCGGCACTTGATTTGCTTATGACAGTCAATTACGAAGCGGAAACGCAAAATATTGCAATCAGCAAAGAATTAATAACAGAAGACTTCTTTGTATTGAGTACTTGCCTTGCAGGTGAAATTCTTCAAAAGTTCATCAATTACGGAGTGCGAATAGCCATTTATGGGGACTATTCACAGTATACAAGCAAAGCTTTTAAAGACTTTATCTATGAAAGCAACAATGGAAAAGATGTGTTCTTTGTTTTCACAGAGGATGAAGCCATTGAACGACTGACAAAGTAGATGTTTGTATACACTGAAATAGAATAAAACCAAATTTCATCTATATCCTTAACGCATTCCGTGTCTGTCGATAAATCTCCAGCCGTGACAGTGACTTCGGACTATTATTGGTCTGATTCACCGTCCGGCTGTTGTCGTTTTGGTAGTAATTGTTGACCACAGAACTCTCAGAATTGCCATTCATAACAGCACCTGTAATTCCATCAAGCTTATAGTTCAAATCTGAATTCAGCGAGATTTTCATGGTATCTGCAACACCTGATACCGCCTTGGCTACGACCTTTTTGCTCTTGTTGATGCCGTCCGCTAACCCTTTCATAAAGTCCGGCATCCAGCTTTCAAAATCCGTCAGAGGGCCAACATCCGGAACGGAAAAATGAAGATAACTTCTGATTGTATCAGCAACATTTGTACAAGCGTCAGAAATCCAGTTGATGCAGCTTTTGATGCCGTCCACAATTCCGCTGATAATATCCCTGCCCCAATTCCAAGCATCGGAAGCAAGCCCTTTTACAAAATTCACAGCATTATTAAAGCCACTTTTTACCGTGTCCACGATACCGCTGATTTTGCTTGAAATAGCACTTTTAATGCTGTCCCAGATATTTGAAACTGTTGATTTAATGGAGTTCATTACATTGGAAATCGTTGTCTTGATTGTATTCCAGATATTCGATACTACACTTGAAATGGCATTCAAAACGCTTGAAATCGTTGATGAAATGCTGTTCCAGATTGATGAAATCACAGACCAGACAGAATTCAGAATCCCAGAAATAAAGCCGGAAATCGCATTCCACACAGTCGTGATAACGCTGTGAATCGTGTCCATTACCGTAGAAATTGCGGTAGAAATCACATTCCATATCGTCTCAAAAAACGATTTGATACCTTCCAAAATCGGAGTGATAAATGCAACGATAACGTTCCAGATAGTCTGAATCTTTTCTGAAATCCAGTCCATGACATTGCTGATAATGATATGAATCGCCTGAAAAATAGTCTCAAAGAGATATTTGAATGCTTCTAAAAGCGGAGAAATAAACTCATAAATGGTGTTCCAAACGGTCGAGATTGCAGTCGCTGAAATTCCCATCGTCATTGTGTTTTGCCGAATCATAAACTGCAAAGTCTGCACTTCTTTTGTTGTGCCGTTATCGGAGTTTTCCGCCGAATTTTTCACGGAAACAGAAGCCCAGCAGGAGAATGCCTCGTCCCACTGAGCCTTGTGATTGCCGATATTATCGATTTTTGTGCTATGCTCTAGAATCGTAATACGCTGATTCAGTTTCCCGATTTCCATCAAATCACTCCTTCACGCTGTGCGAATAAAATGGAACGCTAAGAAAGCGTCAGCTTGTGAAAATCCGCTGTATTTCGGTTTTCGTATAGATAAGATACTGTGAACAGCATCGCCGTTCTGGTGGTATCTTCGTTTCTCTCAAACTTCTCCTCACTCATGCGTCCCACATCCATGCACAGCTTTTTCGCAGTCATAAGCAAATCGGAAATCAGCTTGTCATCCTCACAGCCATCGACACGGAGATAATTTTTTGCTTCATGCAGTGTTACCATAAAATTACGCCTTTTTGATCGTCAGAGTTTTGACTGCTTCCGGCAGGATAAGCTTACCGTCCACACGCTGACTTGCAAGGAATCCTACCTGACCATTCATTGCGAAAAGTTCGTTCAATCTCTTAAGGGAACGTCCCTGACGGTCAGCTATCCAATAGTACGAGAAGTCGCCGAAGGCAAGTGCCTTAGCACCTGCCGCAACAGCCGGAGCGTAAACGGAAGTGACATATGGACGGTTCAAAATCGTATCTGGAATACCGTCTGAAACGCTGGGCTGCCAAATATAGTTCCCGTTGGAATCCTTGATTTTACGCAAGATTTTGATAGTCTGCTCGTTGAGAATCCACACTGCCTTTTTACGATACGGAGATTTCAGAGAGTAGAAAACTTCGATCATATCGTCAAATGTGATGTTTGCTGTTGAAGTCGTTGCACCATTTTCAGCACCGCCTGTCGCAGCGAAAATTCCGGTAGGCTTGCCCTTACCATCGCCGACAAGAAATGCTTCTTCTTCCTTAGCACCGATTCTTCTGCCAAATTCCTTAGCGATATAGGAAGGAAGGTCAAAAACAGAATCGTTAAGCAGTTCCTCTGAAATCTTGATAGCCGTGCCGACCTTGTAAGCAGAGAGGGAAATCTGACCGAAAGCGTCATCGGAAAGGCTGTAACTTGACTCTTCTTCAAGCCATGCGGCCTCGCCTTTCTGTGTGATAATTGGGATTTTTCTGTCACCGGAAGAGGTCTTGATTACTGTTGCAAGCGGACGGAAAATATTCTCTTCCTCAAGAGATTCAATGAGCCTTTTTTCAAACTCATCAGGGCAAAGATAACCGCCCTCGGAATCTTCGCCAATTTGAAGATCATTGCGAATATCCACATAATTTCTGTTGCGGACATTGTTCCAGAAAGCGGTCTTGTACTCATTACTTGCAATGCCCGTTTTCTCCGAAATTTCGGGATTTGCAGGCTTTCCAAGAATCGGATTGGAAGTAGGCGCATTCATCTGTGCAGCCAGCTTTTCCTGACGCTCCAAACGGTCAATTTCCTTTCCGAGAGCAACAATTTCAGCTTCCATTTTGTCGTAAACTGCGGAATCTTCTTCAGAAAGCAGACCGCTGTCGTTTCGCTTGGAATCAAGGAAATTTCTCGCCTCATCCCATGCCTTTGCTCTTTTTTCTCTCAGTTCCTGAATAGTCATAATATCGTCCTCCTTAGTGTTTCAGCAGTGAAAGTCGCTTTTCTAATTGATTTATGGGAACACCTGACGGTGCTAAAATGGATATTTTTTGCATCAATGATGCAGTTGTAGTTGCCGGAGAATACAGCATAGATTCTGGATTTTTCTGTGGCTTATCGGAATTTTTTTCATCTTCATCGGGAGTGTCTTCCTCTGCATTTTCATCAGTATCATCTTCCTCCGGCTCATCGGTTTCAGGCTCTTTTTTCGCAAATAAGATGCCGTCCACAAATCCAAGCTGCAATGCCTTTTTCGCATTCAGCCATGTTTCATCGGACATCATTTTGGCAATCTTGGCACGGCTGAGATGCGTTTTCTGCTCGTAGGCGTTGATTATGGATTCCTTGACTTCTTCAAGAAGTTCAATCGCTTTTTCCATGTCGGACTTGTTGCCGGATGCTAAACACGCAGGATCATGCACCATTAGCATTCCGGTCGGACTGATAAGTGTTTCATCACCGGCCATTGCCACGATTGAGGCAGCGGATGCGGCAAGAGCGCCGATTTTCACCGTAATTTTGCCCTTATGATTGCGGAGCATGGTGTAGATCTGACTTGCTGCGAACACATCTCCACCTGGGCTACAGAGCCAAACTGTCAAATTTCCGGGATGCTTTGAAAGTTCATCCTTAAAAATTTTTGGTGTGATCTCATCTCCGTACCATGTGCTGTCTGAAATAGGACCTT